GGGTGAGACCCCAGATCTTTTCGGAGTCCTCCCGCGTGTCCGTGCCGTTCCCCAGCTTCGACCCGCGCGACAGTTCCTTGACGTCACCGCGCTTACGCGCGTCCGCCCGACGCTGCCGACGCTCCCGCTCCCGCTTGACCAGTTCGGCCCGCTCATCTTCCGACGGGCCGGTAACCGGTTCACCTTCGACCCGGAACGCGACCAACTGTCCGGCCGATTCCGGGGCAGAGTTCTCCCGCACTTCCGCAGCCGCGTTCAACAGTTCGCGGTGAATCCGGATGCACGACTTGCAGAACTTTTCGCCCGTCGGATTGGTCGACGTTTCGACGTCACGGGAGTTGCCCACGGTTCGCCCGCAAAGCGCACCCATGTCGTACGAACCGAGCATGACCGGAGTTGCCGTCAAAACGTGCCACGCGTTAGAGCCCTTGCGCACACTTACGGCCGTGCCGTTTTCGCGTTCGATGTTTTCCAGCGTGAGCGACGTTGCCATTTCTTCCCCTTTCGCGCGGTGCGCCTTTACGCACCGTCCGTCCGAATCGAACCGTTACCGCTTGACGTACCGAACGTCACGGCCGAATGCGAGCGCTTCAACCCATGCGACGGTTTGGGCATACGAACCCTTCCCGTCCGTCCGGAACACTCGCCGACCGTTGCGGAATTCGACGGTCCCGTTTTCCCGGACCGTGACCGTTCCGCCATTCGCGAGACTGACAACCATCCCGCATCCCCTTTCCGAAACCCGCATGACACGGGGCCGAATAGGCGCACTACGCCCGTAACAAATGGCACGGCTCTAGACCGATGTTTGCCGGACACGTATCGCCTATCAGCCTCACATCACGTGAGTAACAAGCGACCCCGGGGCGAACCGTGTGACTGTCTGTCCGCGCGTTTCCGAAGAAACGACCGTCCGCGCGTCACTTAGCAGCGCTCACCCCGGGGGCAAAGCAACCGGCCCCCTTTGCAGGGGGCCGGACACGGGCCGCTAACGCGTTACCCATGTGTCGCCGGGCGCAGGCTCTCACCCCTGCGTGATCCGGCCGGACCGTACGACCACCGCCCCCACGTACGCCCACATGGGAAGGGTCGCGATAATCGAGTGTCGTCCTCACACTCGCGCATCGGTTACCGGTAGGGGGCAATTCGATTTCGTCGCGCCCGCACCAATCGCCACGGTTCAACTCACTCCCGCATTTCCCACGTGTGCAGCTAGGTTCATCCGGATGTGCAGCGCGTCTTAATCCACGCTTCACGTTCACCTAGCGAGTGACAGGTACTCCGCGAAAGGTCACCGGGCAGTGCGGGGGTTATCGCTCATCTGAACGCAACTCCGCTCTACCGGCCGCGTCTATTCAAGGCTGACGCTTTTTCAATCGGTCGCATACGCAACCCCCAAGCCCTTTCCGCTTCCCCCGCGTCTCACGACGTGTTCGGGTTGGCATGTAGTTGTCTGGGAATGCCACACCGGATACGACCGATGCAACCGGCCGTAACTCCCGTGCCCCCACATTGCCCACAACCACCGTCGCCCGTTTCCGGTGCGGTGTCCGTGTGCGGCGTGGCGCCTATTCCACGGGTCGCCCCGGGTTAGAACCGGGTGGCGCCCCCCGTGTTGGCGGGGCGTCGTGGCGACACCCAGAACATTGCCAGAGATGGCTGCCATTACGAATGTGAACGATCGAGCAAAGAAGCTCCCAGACTTCAAAAGCCCAGGTCAGAGCGGTGGTTGAAATCTGTACGACACAGAGTCAGTCTCACGAGGTAACACCGGATCATGCCTCTGACCTGCGAAGATGAGAAGTTATGTCACGAACGGATAACGACCGCTCGTAACTCTTGGACCTGCGACGATGCGGGAGACTTTCTTGTTTGTGCAGGTCAGAGGGGGTCCCAGAATCCAGGAACTGAGCAGGGAAACGGACATTACGTGACAGACAAGCGTCTATGTTTGCGGCTGCTGGGGGGTCGGCAAAGTTCGTGAGCGCTACACATACCACTGAGAATGTGAGCCAGGTCACACGACAGAACATGTGATAGGTGAGCGAAACGGACATGGTCGGGGAGGGTTCCGCGCGCGACAAAGGGAGTCGTCCCGCTCTTCAAAAACAGTGTCTGACCAGGAACAACAACAAGTAGATACGCGTATGTCCGGTTTAGTAGTTTTGTGTGTGTCTAGGTAGGAAAGATCGAGAGAGTGGATTAAAGCCCTTTAGTTACGCATGGGATGTGATCAGCCAGTATTTCTCTCGCTCGAAACCTGTACCGGAGACGACGAAAGCGCAGGTCAAAGGGCATGTCCCGAATGTCGGAATCAGCGCTGATCATGCCTCTGAGCTGCGGGAATGCGACGTGAGGGCATAGGCGCAGCGAAAGACTTGTGAGACAAACTGTCAGCAACGACCGGATTGCAAACATCGCAGGTCAGAGGGGGTGCGGCATATGCCAAGAGGCATGATGATCATGCGTCTGACCTGGGGTTTTGCCAGCCCTACGCGCGCGCGTACGCGCTCCCTGTCCTCCCGAACGGCAGGGACATACGCCCCGGGGGTATCTGAAAGATCTTGAAAGTGTGTGGTTTGAAGCATGGGAGGAAAGGGGAGGCTAGTTGGTTTGGCCTGATCAGGGGCGCAGTGATCGGGCCGGACACGTGACAAGACGAGACGTGTCGACTCGTGATCATGACTGTCTGTCTGACATTGACATGACCATGACGCGCGACGTGTCGGCAACGACGTGAACGGGACAACGGGACATGCGCCACGACGTGCGCCCCGGTTGCTGGCACGCACGCCGGTTGTCTCGTCTCTCGTCTGTCTGCCTTTGACTGCCCTACGCGCCACGCCCCGGAGTGTCGACACAAGGGAACGTGAGGGAATGCGCGCGCCATGCGCTTAGACAGGAATGCAAGGGAACGGGGCGCAGCAAAAGGCATGACATGCGGGGTGCGCCATTCTCGGATATCTCGATTCCTGGTTTTCGATTCTCGTTTCTTTCATTCCTTGTCATCCAACATGCCTAGTCAGGAAGGGAAAGACATTGAATGGAAGGCAAGGGGGAGGCAGGAAAGAAAAGAACGAAACGGCAGATCAGATACGGGATATGTGTCTCACGTTCTTACGCCTAAGCCACAAGGAAAGGCAGGGAAGAACAACAGAACAGAATGGAATGGAAGGCGGGGAATCGAGCGGGAATGGAAGGCATGCAATGCCTAGCTATATCCACACCAATGCATGCCATATGTACATGCCTATATCTCACGTTGATATGCAATGAATACACAAAGCAATGAGTGATGAATAGGAAGGGAATGCAAGGCAGGAGGGAAGGGAAGCAAGCGGGAGAAAAAATTCGGGGGGAGGGGGGAGAAATTCTCGACGATAGTTGTCCTATGCAGAAAACCAAATTCGGAATTGAATTCAAAAATGGGGCCCGGGTTGAGGTCGCGTGTCCGTCTACGCGTGGGCCCCGTGGGCTCCGTCCACAGATACAATCGGAGCATGCGCTGCGTGGGGATTCGGTTCGTCGGGGGTCCGGCCGACGGCAAGGAGTTCGTCATACCCGGGGACCCGATGGATCCGCCGGAAACCTGCGAGGTCTTTCATCCGGGCCCTTCGGGGATCTTGCGTATCAGCTACCGGCGCGAAGTGAATCCGGAAGACGAAGGACCGTTGTGGCTCTACCGCCATGCAGAGGGGGACGAATGCGGGAGCGAGTGAAGGCCGAGCTGGAATACCTTCTCTGGAAGATCGGCTGGAAGGACTACTGCCTCCCCTGTGACGAGGTCTTCTCGGGTGTGTCCGGGCGTCGCCGCCACAAGAGCTGCGGTCGCCTCACTCTGTGGCACGTCTGAAAACCCTCCGGATGATCCGGGTCTTGAAATCGAGTCGGTGAAAAATTCCGCCGCCCTCCCCACGTGTGGACTGGCCTAGGCCATGCTAAGGTGAGAGGAGGAAAGAGGAAACTGATGACCGACGAGAAGAAGAAGACGACGACCAGCATCATCCGGGCCGGGTCTCTGATCCGCCGGAACCTCCGCACCCAGCTCGCCGTCCTGGAGGCCGAGGGACACCTGACCTTCACCGAGGACAAGGGTGTGCTGGACTCGCAGTTCATCGTGACCGCGTCGCCCGAGGTCTGGAGCCGCCTCAAGAGGGGCATCGCCCGCTTCAATGCCCGCTGACAGGCGAACGCCCGGGGCCGGGTGTGTCCGTACCCGTCCCGGGCGCTGCTCCTGGGAAGCCTAACTCTCCGGCGGGGACGGCTTCCGCATCCTGCGCTCCACCTCGTTCCCCCGGTCGGCCAGAAGGTCGGACAGGTCCGAGGACTCCATCTTGGGCGGGAACGCCGCGTGGATGTCGAGTGAACCGTTGTCGATGAGCCGCAGAGCCCGGACGTCCGCGCGGTCGTACGCCCCGGCGCCGTCCCTCATCACGAGCAGGACCATCTCGCGCGCGTCACAGAACTGGTTGTCGCAGTACAGCTCCATGCGGCCGGAGTCCTTCGGCCGGTCGGAGGCCGAGCGCTTGAGGGTCTGCGCGCCGCAGAACATGCACTGCACCGGGTCGGACTCCGGACCGTAAGTGGTGCGGGACTGGTGGCGGCGCAGCCACGGCTCGCCCCCCGCTTCCCATTCTTCAGACATGGGTCGAAGGGTACCTGCTCGTCTTTCTCAACTGCGCCTGCCCATTGAGCTGTTGCACTGATAGACTCGGCCTAGGCCAAACCACCGAACCCAGCGAGGGAACATGACCCAGACCCTGTACGGTCTCGACGACATCCTGTCCATCACGACCGGCCGCCTCCTGTCCCGTCGCCACGTGGAGGGCCTGTACGACATCCTCAACTACATGACCGGTGACAACCTCATGACCCACCAGCTCCCCCGAGCTGCCACCGTCTGCGGCCCGGCCCTCCTCGACCAGCACCCGCAGCTCCGCGACGTGGCGCCGCCGGAGGGCGACAGCATCACGCAGGAGGAGCTGTTCGCGTGGCTCGACCGAGCCGAGGAGGAGTACGGCAAGACGCTGCCCGTGCAGCCTGTCGCCTCGGACGTGTGGGAGAGCCGCAACCCGATCGAGGAGCTGATCGACATGGTCGGCCCCAAGAAGGTCGCCGTCGTGGTGACGCCCGACGAGGGCAAGTCGTGACCTCGCAGAAGTCGACCCATCCGGCGCCCGTCGGGAAGGACGCTGCCGACCGGATCGCCGGATGGCGGGACGCCGCGAAGCTCCTCGACCGGCGGGCCAGCGGAATCGACGCCCTGTCCAGCTCGGACTTCGGCGAGGAGGCGTACGCCGTCCGGGAGCTGGCCGCCGCTGCCAACGAACTGCGGCACATGGCCGACGAGGTGGAGTCCGGCGGAGACCACAAGCCGATCTGGGTGACCGCGCTCGAAGGAAACGACGAGCCCGCCCTGGACGAGAACGGCCGCACGTACCAGCACTGCGGTATCTGCGGAACGAAGAAGCTCTCGTAGCACCACCACCCAGGCCCCGTACTGTCCGTGCCCCTCTCTCGGGAGGCTCGGCAGTGCGGGGCTTCGGCGCGTCAGTCCGTCGTCACCTCGACCTTGACGACCTCCAGCTCCACCTCGGTCTCCTCGTCCTGGTCCTCCACGTTCGGGTCGACGAAGTACGCCTTCATGCCCTCCAGCTCCTCGAAGGCCCAGGTCTCCATTTCGTCCATGCTCTCCGGGGTGTCTCCGTCGGTCTGCTTCAGCTTGAAGGTGACCGTCATCGTGCCGGTGAGCTTCTTGCGCTTCGCCATCTCGGGCTCCTCAACTCGCGTGATTGCAAGGAGGGTTGGCCAACCCGGTAAGACCACCCTAGGACAGGGAAGACCCTGGTCAAAGCGGGTGCCGAGCAAACCGAGGATGCTCGGGAGTCCCGGTTTTGAGTCCGTTCGGGGAATGTGGGGCCCGAAGCGGTATGAGGATGGTCCTCAAGGTGGGAGAAGAAGGGTTCGGAGGGCTGAAATGGGCCCGAAGGCTCGCCCGCACTTGATAGGTAACGACTAGATAACACCTCGCGAAGGGTTCATCTCGTGTCCGCACCCGCCCAGACCATGACCGTCAATCAGGTCATGCACGCCCTCGACAACTCGACGCCCTACCCCGTGGAGCTGACCTCGGACGTCCTGCGGTACATGGCCGAGCGCATGCTGGAGATGACCGAGATGCGCAAGAAGGCCGGTCACGAGGTGTGGCAGGAGGATGAGACGGGCGGCCCGGTCGGCGTCGGACCGGAGCCCACACCGCTCTGGTAATCGGACCTCCGGCCCTCTGTCATCCTTGAGGTCTGCGGGATCCCATGTGCTCGATCGGGAGCACCCAGGGGATCCCGCTCTCGCAGGCCCCCGGTTTCCCCGGGGGTTTCTGCGCTCCTGGATCTGTCCGTGCCTTGTCGGCATCCCGGGCCATACTTCTGCACATGGGACGCATCAAGCAGAGCCGGGGCCGCCGCGACAGCCGGGAACCCGAAGGTCTCCACTGGACTCCGATCCAGCAGGCGTGTGGCTGTGTTGCCGAGTGGGGATGGGACACGAAGAAGATCACCCCTCCCGCTTTCATGGAGTGGTGCATGGCGATGCTCAACGCGCCCTGTGTGTGGCACGGCGCCGAGACCGGCATCGAGGTGCCCGCCAACACGAAGGTGGTGTCGCTTCGCTCGCCGATGGGGAACCTGTACACGAAGAAGGCTGTCGGTGAGCAGCGTCTGGCTCTCGGTGCCGAGTTGACCCGGCAGGCAAAAGACCTGAGCGCGAGGATGAAGCAGGACGACGTCGCGGGGATCCTCCGGGAGATGCCGCCCAAGTACCGGCGCATCATGCGGGCCAAGGGCTACGACCCCGTCGAGTCCTGGCTGGAGACGAAGATCGCCGACATCTTCCTGAACCACGGCCGGGTCACGCTGACCGACGAGGTGATCGAGGCCCTGCCGGAATAGGGGGTACGTCTGCCCTAGGGTGACGGGGCATCGAGCCGTACCGGAAAGAGAGAAGAAGCGTGTCCATCGACGATCTGCGCCCTGCCGACGACCCTGACTACCAGCGCCTGGTAAAGGTGACGGAGGCCATCGAGAAGGAGATCCAGGAACTCGGACCGAAACGCGCCCTGGGCAGGCGTTTCGACTACGAGATGACAATGCGGTACAGCATGCGACGTACCGAGGAGACGTCAGAGGGGGTCCGGCTCGGGGGTCTCGATCCTGACGAGTTGAGTATGCGGCTCGGGGCAACCTGGCCCGAAGGGTTCGCCTTCGGTGCACTGGCCTACACGCAGGAGCATCGCGGCCGGAAGGCGGAGCCCTTCCTGGATCGCGTCGCGCTGGCCAACATCAAACAGGCCCTCGCCTCGGCTGGCGACGAAGGCCGGTCGGCGATCTTCTCCAGCATCGCCTCCACGAACGCCCTTGGGTTCGTCAGCAGCATGCGATCGATGAAGGCCCTTCAGGTTCTGCAATCCCTCGCGAGCCGAGGAGATCAGCAGACCGTCAAGGCTCTCCTCGCCAGTCACTGGCTGGACGGGTTCTTCGTGGGTCTGGTCTTCGAGGAGTTCGGCGGCCACCGACCCTGACGGAACTCCGTCCTCACGTCCACCAGCGGCGTACGTCGGCTCCACGGAAGCGGACGTACGCCATCATCTCCTCCATCCGCGCCACGTCTTCGTGCGTGCGGCAGGGCCAGGCCCGTTGTAGGAACCAGACCTCCCAGTCGTCGAGCTTGCAGCCCTGCATGTGCTCGAACCTGGTGACGACCCGGCACTCACGCGGGTTGTAGCCAGAATCCTTGATGAATAGCCGGGCGACCTGAACGGTCGGGGCGATCACCATTCTCCGCACCGGAGCGGACCGCACCGCGACTCCTCTGACCTTCTCTCGCGTCCCCACTTCACCCTCCCTGTGCGTCCCCTTCGGGCCCAGTCTACCGATCCTGTTCTCCTGCGTAACTGAACTGCTATGCTGTTAAGCAGAACAACCCCTCGGAGACGGAGGTCCGTGTGACCGTTCTGAAGATCGACCTCGACCCGGAAGTCCTCGCCCACCTCAGCAGTGCGGGGGCATCCGACGTCATCAGCATCTCCATCTCACTCGGGGAGAAGGCCGTCGAACCGGCGCCTGTGAAGACCCGGTTCACCGGCCCACTGGCCGCCCTCATGGAGGTCGGACTGCTGGAGCCGGGAGAGAAGCTGGCCTTCCATCAGCCCCGGGCTCGACGCACCGGCCGGGCGAGGGTGCTGTCCAACGGGCAGCTTGCCGTGAACGGCCAGCCCAACGCCTTCTGGTCGCCGTCGAAGGCGGCCGAGGCCGTCACCGGGAACGTCATCAACGGTTGGACGCTCTGGCGGACCAAGGATGGCGAAGGACCCACCCTCGACGAACTGCGCAACCAGACCTGACTCACTCGCTGGCACGAAAGGACTGCACATGCTTGCCCAGCTCACCTGGACTCCCGACAACGGGGAATCCGAGACCTTGACCATCGAGATCTCCGAGCAGCGCTACCGCGAGATGCGTGAACTCATCGGCACGTCCGAGTGGACTTCCAGCGAGGCCGTCATGTGGATTCCCTACCGGACCAACGGCGGTGACCGCTTCACCGACGGCCTGTTCCGGCTCGCCCGGATCACCGCGCTCGAAGCGCAGAACTGAACAATCCCACGGAAAGGGGGAAAAGTGGGTCAACTGGGGGACGACCTTCGCGCATGGAGCGAAGCGCCTGGAGTTCGGATCATCGACGGTCGACGCATGGCCTGCAAGAACATCTCGGACCAGGCATTTCTGGTCTGTGTTCGAAAGGAGGCCGGTCGGAACGGATTCACGACGGCGGTTCGGATTCATGCGGAGCTGGAGAATCAACTGGGCCCCATCCCCCGGCGACTGTTTCTCGCGAAGGCGCGCAAGCTCATCGCCGCTGGAAAGCTCAACGGATGTGGATGCGGCTGCCGGGGAGATTTCTCGATCCCCCAGCCCTCCGCTCAGTTCTGAACAATCCCACGGAAAGGGGAGGAAATGACCTGGCGAGACCTTTGTGGACCCTGCATGAACGGGCAGTGCACCGGGCCGGGCTACGGCGGCATCTGTGAACACGAGTGCCACAGGCGACCGGACCCCAAGGGCGTCCCGTCGTCGGGCGGCAAGAAGTTCACCGTCCAGCGGAACGGGTTCGAGGTCGAGATGGCCTGGGTGGACGAGGTGAACTTCTACAAGAACGGGGACGCGCTGTTCGCCCCGGAGGACGCCGTCACGCTCGGCGAGGCGTTGATCCTCATCGGCCGTAAGGCGCAGCAGGAGGAGGGGAAGAACCGTGGGTGAGAGTTCGATTGCCTCGGCGGCGAGGAACCGGCTCGCCTCGCAGATCGGCTACGACCGGGACCATGCGGTTCGGGAGGCCCAGGACATCGCCGAAGAGGCGAAGCGGATCGCCAACGACATCGACGCGGCCATCGCCGGAGGCAAGGTCTCGGGCCTCGCGCAGAAGGTCCATCACCTGTTGGTCCGGACTGCACAGCTCAACGTCCGGAAGGAAGCGCTGGAGCTGTTCGACGCCGCGTTTCCCGGGGAGGGCGAGAAGAGGTGACCGACCTGACCGACTTCGACGGCTGCGGCCGTAAGTGTCGCCTGACCGGGAAGCACACGCTGGTCTGGGGTGAGTGTGAGCACGCCTCGAAACCCGAACCGACCGTCAGTCTGTCGAAGATCTTCAAGGACACCGACGGTTACCCGTCCATCGGCTACGACGAGTACACCGTGCAGCGGCTCGCCGACCTGATCGAACCCGCGCTGCGAAACGTGCAGGTACGGCTCGGCCCCAACGCGCTGGCCATGCTTCAGCGGGGCGAGACGGTCAGCCTGTCCGGCGGGGAGTACGCCGACCTGGCGCGGGAGGCGGCGTACTCCGTTGTGCACCGGAACGACCCGGCCTACACCAGTCGCCTCCGCCTGACGGAGTTCCAGACCTGCGACATCTGCGGGGCGGCGTACAAGGTGGGCGTCGAGTGCAGTACGTGCGCCTTCCGGGCCCACATGGCTGCCGAGATGGCCGCCAGGGAGCAGACGCCCGACGGGCAGACGGTGGCGTACCGGGCCCCGGGACTCGACGTCCTGTACTGCATCGCGTGCCGCCCCGCCGACGACCGGTTCATGCCGGTGGGCTCTTCGGACCTTCCCGACGGAGGGATCTGCGCCAACTGCGACATGGACGTCCTGATCCAGGCGGGTCAGGACGAGAAAGCGATCATCGAGTACGCCCGTGAGGTCGGTCTGGTCGAGCCCGAGAAGGCGCCTCAGATCGTTGCCGCTGCGCGCGGACTGTTCGCTCGGTCCGGCGTCGACACCCCGGGCTGCAACTGCGGCTACGAGAGCATGGGGCCGGTGCATCACCTGAGATCCTGCACGTGGCTCAAGACGCAGGACGTTCCCCATCCGGACCAGGTGAACGGAGACGGTCGATGAGCAGCGACCACGGTCTCCCCCCCGTTCCTGGTCGAGTACCTGCTGAAGCGGGACGCCCAGCGGCTCGACGCGGTGAACAGCCTCCTGGGCAAGCTCACCGCGCGGGAGCAGCGGCTGGTTCGCGAGGCCGCTGTCATGGGCTATGTCCGGGGAAGCATGCACCCGAAGGGCGAGAAGATCCCCAAGGACGGCTCGATCCTCACCGAGGTGGTCGACGCCTGTCTGGCCGCCCCGGATCTGTATCCGGTGATGCACGCCATCAGCGAACTGACCGAGGAGGGCTCGTGATCCCCGACGAGGACACCCAGAAGCGCATCGCTGCCGCGCTGCACGCCAAGATGCCCGGCTGTACGCACGACGAGCACGGCAGTGACTGCGACGAGCTGGCCGCCGCCGTGGTGGCCGAGGTGGCGCCCTCTCGCGACGTCCTCAAGCTCACCAACAACCACCTGAATACGTGCTACGCCCTGACTGGTGACGGAGCCGACCCGGACTGTCCGTGCCAGATCGAGCACCCCCTGCTCTTCCGGGTCACGGCCACGCCGACCGACGGCCGGAAGCCGGAGTCGAAGTACTTCCTCACGGCCCAGCAGTCCCGATTCTGGCGGGATCAGGTTCGATCGAACAAGGTGCCCACCGAGGTGAGTGCGGCACCGATGACCGCCTTCCGGCCCCTGCTGGACGGCGAGGTCGACATGCTGGCGCAAGCGGAGGCCAACCGGATCGAGAGGAGGCAGGCGGAGTGAAGACGAGCATGGAGCCGCCGTCCGGATACATCGTGATCCGGCCGGGACCGAATGCGTACAACCGGGACTGTGCCGACATTGCCGAGCAGATCAGGGTGAGGCTGGACCCCACCGAGCAGATGTCGGTTCGGGACGGCGATCCTCGCGAGCTGGCCCGGGAGGCTGCGGTGGCCAAGATGAACTCCATCTACAGTGGCCAGATCCCTGACGAGGTGTCCCGCAGGATCGCCGATGCGGTCGTGGATGCCCTGCTCGGCAAGGAGCGCTCCGAGTAACCGTTCCAGTACGACATGTCGCGGGCCGGAGACCGATTCACCTGGTCTCCGGCCCGCTGTCAGTAGGTGGGTGCAGGATGGACATTCACCCAAGAGAGAGATTCCGCAAGATGAGCAAGAAGAATCCAGCGTACGAAACAGGTTGGCACACCACCGGTACGTTGAAGGTGTTGCCCAGTGTCGACCAGGTCGCAGAACGTCTGGAGAGCAATCCGGCCGTCGCCCTGCATGCGTTGAACCTGTCATCCCAGGACGGCTGGTGGTCGTACGACGCCGTATGGACCACTGAGGACGGGGCTCGCGTGAGGGGGCGCCTGAACCTCCACAATCAGAAGCCCGGAAGCGAGAAGGACCCGGAGAAGGCCGCCCTCAACCCTCGCACCTACGATCCCTCGGTGAGACCGATGGAGGGCTACTTCCACGCCTTCGCCGACGCCGACAAGCCCTGGGATCCGGCGTGGCCGTCCCCCCTGAACATGTTCCTCGAACGGAAACTCAAGCCGAGCTACGTCACCATGGCGTACGGCGGCCACAACGCTCTCCACCTCAAGAGCACCGGCAACCTGTCCGGCCTGCTCTCCACTCTCGCCGAGCTTCCCTGGATTGCGACGGTCCTCACGCACGACGAGCTGGACCCCCGGGTCTTCATGCCCGAGAGCGGGGTGGCGTACGAAACCCCGCTCATCTCACGCCTTCCCTCCAGCCTGTACGGCCGGGTTCTCGATGTGCGGATCATGGGTGACCTGACCCGGGAGAAGGTGAACCGCACCCTGGCGAAGTACGGCACCTACCTGCCCGAGGGCGGTGTGGCCATCCTTTTGGATCATGGACGCCGCAAGGGCATCCCCCGGGCAGAACTCTCCTTCAAGCTGGACCGGCCCTTCATCCGGGGCGGGGACATCACGCCGGTTGCTGCGTCGCTGTCCAAGATGCTCCGGGAGCAGATCATGGTGTCCGACACGGAAGCCGTTGAGGAGATTCGCAAGGACTGGTTCCTGTTGACCCCCGAAGAGCAGGCCCAGCAGGACACCGTCCTTCTGAGGGACGCCGGGATTCGTGTCGGGGAGCTGGAGAACGAGGTCACCCGCCTGAAGGAAGCCCTCGAAGCCAGTCAGGAGTTCACGAGGAAGTTCCGCGAGAGTGGTGACAATCTGCTCGAAGAGGCCCGGAAGGCGTTCGCGGAGAAGGACCAGGCGATCGAGGAGCGGAACAAGCTCCGTGGCGAGCTGGACCGCTTGCTGCGCATGATCCGAGACAGCGATCTGGGCAAGGCGATAGCCGCGCGCGAGGAGGCCGAGAACGAGGCTGAGGCGGCCGAGGAGCTGCTGGACGAGCAGAACCATGAGGTGGCCGGTCTGCGCCAGGAGAACGCCCGCCTGCGGAGCGAGCTGGCCCGCCTGGGGAGCACCTTCGCCTCGGTCTCCGGCCCCGAGAAGAAGACCGCACCGTCGACCTGGGATGACTTCTTCGCGCAGGTTCCTTCACTGGAATACGTGGTGCTCGGCGACGTCGAGTCCGAGGTCGACAAGCTCCGCAGGCAGGTACAGGAGGGGAACTGGCTGAACCGTTCCTGGGAAGCCCTGCTGGCCCTGGAGGAGTATGCCCGCCTGAAGAAGGAGCGGGGTGCCTCAGAGCTGCCCCACTTCCGCGCCTACCTGCTGGATCCGCAGGCGGAACACATCATCCCCCGCACTCGGTACTCCAGCACGGAGTCCAAGGGCGTGATGATGAACGGCCGCTTCGTCGCCGCCCGCACCTTCCCCGTCCCCCACCAGGTCGACCCTTCTGGCAAGATCGTCATGGAGGCTCATATCCGGATCGGCTCCGGAAAGCCTCCGGCCCCTCGTCTGCATTTCCACGACGACACGAGCGGGAACACGGGGAAGATCTACGTCGGTCACATCGGCCCGCATCTTCCGAATTACCAGACCAACTGAGTTCTGGATTTGGGATGTTGAACCGGCCTAGGCCGTGATAGGTTCGAAGGCGTACGGAACCCCTCTCCTCAACGGGGGTTCCGTACGTTCAAGCATCCGGGAAGCCCCCGGCTGCGGCTCACGACAACGGCCCGGGAAGCCCCCGGCCCGACAGAGGAGGAACGATGATCATTGGCGGAGACTCCACGTCTACCCCGGTCGGCACGACGACGATCAAGATGAAGACGCTGGACCCGGAAGAGGTCCGCAGCCTTGGTCCGACCGACCTGATCTACGTGCAGGATCACGGTTTCGCCTCGCGAGTCCTCGTGCCCGCCTATCGCAAGATGGACGATGCCGCTTACCTCGACCGCGAGGACAAGCCCCGCGTCCACGTTCGCTCCATCTACGGCGGCGAGTTCTACGTCTGCGCCGAGACCGAGGTCTTCGAGGAAGACGCTCTCGGGGAAGAGATGCCGGTCATCCGCTCCGTGGGCACGCGCGTATCCAGCTCCGTGTTCATCCCCGGAGTGGAGCCCGAGGAGGCGGAGGCCCGCCTGAAGAAGGCCCTGCGCGAGGAATTCGGGCCGGGCGTCGTCGAGCTGTGGAACCTGCGATCCCAGCCCACCAAGGATCTTCGATGGGACATCTACCTGGTGAAAACGGGGTGGGTACCGAAGAAGGGCAGTCGGAAGGGCCGGGGCCAAGAGGGTTCGTTCCAGGAGATCCAGCGCAAGCTGCTCGCCCGGGGTGTCCGCGACGGCCACGAACGCTACTTCATGAGCAAGGCCGAGCCGGGGTGGCAGGTCATGAGCGAACCCCATCAGCCTCACACGACCGAGACCGAAGTGCTGTAACGGAAGGGAGAACGTGGTGACCAAGGACGAGTACGAGCAGAAGCAGCGCGAACTCGGGGAACAGGCGGAGGAGGCTCGTCAGGTCTATTTGGACGCCAAGGCGGCCTACGACAAGATCTGCGACCGGATGCGCAACCTTCGCATCGAGTGGCGTGAGCAGCAGAGGGCGTCGTCGTGAGGTGCGGGCATCTCGACCCCTCTTTGGCGATCATCTCGCGCGAGTACTACGAGGCCCTGCGTCGTCAGTACTTCTCGCCCCTCAACGGGGTGCGCAACCTGGCCGCCGACTTCATGCAAGAGTGGGGGCACGACCCTGCGGAACATGGGGAACTGCTCGACTGCATGGCGGAGGAGATCACCGAGGCGATGATCGAGGCGAGCGCCGAGACCATGCGCCAGCACGGCCTGAAAGATCTTCGCGTAGAGCCGGAAGGGACGAAGGGATGAGCAACGAGGATCGGACCGATTACACGCCTGGCGACCCGCCCGTTCCCGTGGGGTCGATCGTGGAATACCGGGATGGCGAGTACGAGGTAGTTGCGTACCAGGATCCGAGGGAGGGCACACCCGACCCGGAGGTGCACTACCCCGACGGGGTCGCCTATCTGGTGCACATCGCCGGTCAGCCCAAGAAGTTCGGGAGCGAGGGGTGGGTCTCCGGCGTGCGCCGCCGCTCCTTCCGCGTGAAGGCCGGAGCCGCGCCCCCGAAGCAGGAGGACTAAGTATGGCGACGTATCGAGTCCCCCTGACCTCCTGGGCCAACGCGGCGGTCGAGGTGGAGACCGAAGAGACCGACCCGGAGAAGATCGCTGAGCTGGCGATGGAGCAGCACAGTGTTTCCCTGTGTCATCAGTGCGCCGGTCGGGACGGGCTGGAGATCGGCGATGTCTGGGATCCGGTTCTGAACGACGGCAAGCCCGAGGTCTACAAGCTCGACGGCTGATCTCCAGAATCCCAGAACTACAAGGCCAGAACTACAACGCCGTTCGTTGTGGATGAAGGTTGTAGGTCTGGCCCCCTGGTCCTACAGTGATCACGCGCGGCCAACGCATCAAGCACCCTGCTTCGGGTGAGGCCCTGGCGACGAGGCGGTTCCCTCGGCGTCGGGGCCTTTCGCTGCCATCGGCAGGTAGTGCTTCCCGTCGGCGCCGACGATGACCACAGGCGGGCAGTTTGGGCAGGAGAAGAGGTTCTGGCTTCCGATCCAGCGCCACCCCTTGCTCCACAGGGGCCGGTGGTCTCGATCCTTCGGAATCGTAGCCACTTCCCCGCAGGCGGTGCAGATGAGGATCGTGCGCTTTGTCCGGGAAGTCATGTCCTGAGCCTACCGGTGCCTCCGCTCAGTACTGCCAGACGTCACAGACCCCCATCTTGGTCAGGAGCCAGTGCCAGGGGCTGCGGATGCGAAGGCATCGAGAACAGACGAATCGTTCCTGCATTACAGACATTCGTTTGCCGCGAACGGGAGCATGGCGGCAGCGTCCTCCTGCTTCAGGCCGGTCTCCATGAGGGCCTTCAGCATGCCCCTGTAGTCCGGTCCGTCGCCCTGGAGGGCCTGCTCGCAGACGGAGTTCTGCTGGGGGCCGGAAAGGTCCGCCCAGCGCTCGGAGGCGGCCTTCAGGTCGGCGGATGCGGTCACCGTCGCAGGGCTGGAGGACGGAGTGGGTTCAGTGCCCCCAGAGGAGCAACCGGCCACGCCGAGGAACATCGCGGCGGTGATTCCAGCGAACACAGAGCCGACTCTCGGCATTCTTCCTCCAGAAAACCCCATGAAAGTCCCGATAAGTGTAATCCTTTGAGCGATAGGGTGTCTCGCGATCGGCATACGGAATGGAGGAGAGACGTGGAGCAGCAACAGGAGTGGCAGGCGACCGCCGTCGCCCGCGAAGTGCCAAACCTGACCGAAGAACAGCTTGAGGAGCTGGCTCTGCGCATCGGCGGGGTTGTCAGGTACGACCAGAACTCAAGCCGCCTGACTCTGGTATGGCGCATCAAGGAGCCCGTCATCAAGGCGGCCGACCTGGCGAGCAAGACGGTCGTCAACACGCTCGTCTTTGCACTGCGGGGGGAGTTCACCCTGGAAGAGCTTCGTCTGGTTCACGCCTCCGCCGTCGAGGCCCCCTGAAGAAGCGGAACCACTTGTTGAAAATTGGTCACCCCCTCCCCTTGGGAACGTGACGAGGGGTAGTCGATGCTGGTCAGCATGGACAACGTGATCGACATCAGCAGCCGCAGCAGCAACAGTCACTCCGCCGCGTCTGGATACGACGGCGCCATCTGCTCGTGCGGGGAGGCGTGGTTCAACACCGGCCCGGTGTGCATGACGCGCGACGGCGAGGTGACGGGGTACGCCGGGCGACCGCACTGTGTCTCCTGCGGCAAGGCGTACTCGTTCCTCGGCACCGGGTGACAGGGGGGCAGCATGAAGGGCACGATGTCACGCATGGCTCGAATGCTCGGAACCTGGTCTCGGCCCTGGTGCCCCATATGCAAGGGCCCGTCCGGGCCTGACTGCCCCGACATCTCCACGTCCAAGAGGTTGCGCAAGGCCCAGGAGGAGCGGAGTTGGCGCCGCGAGGCTCTGACTCAATAACAGCCACCGAAGGACAAGTTGGCCAATTTCCGGTCTGTCCTGAACGCGAAGGAAAGCCCCAGACTGTGGTAATGGCGAAGCATCCCCGCGTCCTGTGCCCGTCCTGCGAACGCCCCGTGGCCGGGATCCCCACCCGGGGAATCGGCATACTCAGCCTGCATGACCACAAGAAAGAACCCCGGGCGCTCGTTCTGTGCCCGGGGTCCATGCAGCACGTGCAGGCGAAGGACGCCGTCTTCGTGCAGGAGGTCTTCTTCGAGGAACCGCCCGAAGCGCCGGAAGCCCCAGCGACGATCTTTTGAGTACCCTTCATGTAGCACCCGCATCTCGCGAAAGAGGCAGGTCAGGGCATCTCTTCCTGGTTTCTAGCTGCTTTACAGTAGCCCGTTACACCTTGCGCCAGCTCGGCACCCAGGCGCCGTCTTCGGTCACCGCGTAGTCCCCGAAGAGGGCCGGTGCCTCCTTCTTCATCAGCTCCCCCACCTTGCCGAAGACGAGCCGGATCTCTTCCTCGGCACCCTCGGCCGTGCGGGACTCGATGACGTGTCGCAGGGTGCGTACGTTGGCCGTCCAGACCAGACCGGTGGCCAGGCCCTCCGGGGCGAAGCGGCGCATGAACGACGTCTTGTGCTTCTTCTCCTTGAAGGGCACATCCTCGTCGTCGAGACCGAAGTGGTCGGCCATCCAGAGCTGGAACTTCTCCATCTCGACCAGCAGGCGTACCGCCCGGGTCATCAGCTCGCCGTCCTGCTGGGCCCATTCGGGGAACCAGACCGGCAGGTCGTCGAGTCGCACGAAGCGCAGGGACTCCTGAGAGATCGCGGTGCCCGCGCGATGCCGGACCTGCTCGTGGGTCAGGACCCGACTGACGTTGTGGAACACGAAGTTGAAGTTGAGGTGTTCCAGGACGGAGCCGTGGGCGCTGGAGAGGATGTTCCCCAAGTATTTGTCCTGGTCGGTCCGAATGCGGGTCACGTTCGGGTTCAGGCCCGGCTCCCAGCTCCGGTAGCAGTAACGCCCGGCGAACTCCGCGAGGTTCTGCGCGTCGTTGAGTTCGCCCCGGTCGAGCCGTTCGAGCCAGCTCTCGCCGCCAACCTCCTTGAGGTATTCCGCGACTTCGTCGTAGTCGACAGACGGGCGGCCTATGAGACGAACCTCGGGCTGTACGAAGTGCATTCGCGTTCTCCAGTTACGCCGATGGTGATCTTCTACTCGGTGAGGACTGGAAGTGGGGATGGTCCGAGGCCAGTGAAGGCGAAGCCGTCGTCAGCCGTGAAGGTGACCTCGATATCCCGCGCCGATGACCCGGGTATCCGGATCCACACGTCCTCGCTTCCGAAGGCCCTGAAGCGGGCTACGTCGCCGTATGCGCCGGTCTCCAGGTAGCCGCCCCAGTCCTCGATGGTGCGGTCTTGTGCTGAGTCAATGAAGGCCATCACGTCGAACGCCTCACCGTCAACCAGGAGAACGGCGGGCCCAGAGTAGAAGTCCATATCGGAATGATCCCTCATCCCGAGCGAATAGTGGGACTCCCGAGACGGAAGTACATGTCACAACCCATGTACAGTCTCACCACTTTCAGCAAGAAGGGGAAAATACCCGGGACTACGAAGGCAACCCTAAGTCCTGATCTTCACAAATGACGAAGCGTGGGTGACTGCAACCACCCACGCTTCCAAATGTCTGGACCAGCAGATGAATCCCCATCAGTAATGATGAACAGTGGAGAGACGGCTTTACCGTAACGGGGTTCCGGGTCAAGCCCATAGCCACGAGACGTTATTGAAGAATCAGGGCCTCGGCGCCGAAGGCAGGTCGATCACCGGGAAGGCGAGCTGGGTCCCGCAGCCGGTGAAGACGACGCGGTGGTCCCCTCTGTACCAGTAGGGGCTGATGCCCACACTCTGCTCGTCGTCCCGCTGAAGCCGCAGCCATCCCCGAACCGTAGCCAGGCTGGCCGGGTAGGCGGTCAGTTCCCAGGTGGCCTCCGGGACGCCGGGCGCCCGGACTTTCGCCGCGACGAGGTCGTGGCGGGTCATGTCGGTCAGGGTCAGGCTCTCGCCGTCGTAGACCATCCGGACCCCTTGGCATTCTCGCGGGATCCGCTCCAGAAGGTCGCACAGCTCGCGAACGGTCAGCACTGCCACGATGTTCCTCCTCAACTTGTTTCCGTCGCAACACTTTTCACTCGCGTCGCAGTTTCGCGGGAAGCCCTTCCCTTTTGCTGCGTCCCCGGCGCATGGTTGGCCTAGGCCCCATTCAGGGCCCATCCCTACGACACGAAGGGCAACTGCCTGTGTCCACCACTCTCGCTCGTCCGGCTCCTCGCGAGACCGCCGAGCTGGCTTCGCAGATCCTCGCCGCGTGGATGGCCGACCCGGAGATGCCGCTCGTCCTCACCGGCAGCGTGAAGTACTCCTCGGACTGGGACGACTTCTACGGCCACGTGCTCATCGACAACTACAACACCGAGCGCGACGCCGAGCCGCTGGTCACCGAGGCCCTGCGGGTGATGGCTCTCAAGTCGGCCGTGTACGCGCTGACCGGCGACGAGGTCGCCGCCGAGCTGCCGGTGCCGGTGCCGATCGACGCCACCTGCCACGCCCTGTGCGCGCAGTTCCTCGTCGTCAGCCGCATCCAGACGCGGACCGGCTACTCCTTCATCCACTCGACGGTCAACGAGCACACCGTCGGCACGGCGTGGACCACGGGGGACTACACGCAGGAGACGTACGAGCTGGCCTTCGGCTCGACGCCGGAACGGTACTGGTTCGACGGTGACGAGGCCGAGCGTCGCCGCCAGGTTCTCGACACCAAGTACCACTCGATCGGCATCACCGAGCGCGGGATGGCCAGCGCCATCGACTACGCCGTGGCGTAGCCGTCTCGGCGGGGGGCTCCGGCTGGTAGGCCGGTGCAACTCGGTCCGGCTCCAGTCCGACCTTGTCGGGATGGACGCAGGCCGGAGTCCCCTCGGCCGTGTACCGGAAGCCGTCCTCCGGATTGAACGGTGCCTCGCGCGTGGGCCGGTCGTAGACCACGAAGCCTTCGCGCGGGCACCGCAGTGACGGGCAGATACCGCAAGCTCGGTGATCGGAATCCGGGTCGATGAAGGGGTCGCTCACGATCGCCTCTCGGCTTGCGTGACGATGTCCGCCACGTTCAACTCAGGCCCCGCATCGGGCCCCTGGTAGTTTCCGCCACAGGAGCAGTGCCAGCCGTCGTAGATGTAGCAGTGCTTGAAGTGCGGTCCGGCCGGGAGCTGGTTGTCGTTGGCCACGACCTGGTGTATCAGAAAGTTCACTTTTCCGCCCCTTCGTTCGTGACTCCGTCGCCGACCTCCATGTCTCGCAGCACCTTCTCAACGAGCAAACGGGCAACGCCGGTACGGGCGGTATCCGGAATCTGCTCAGCGAAAGCCGCATCCACCGTTCGACGGATCCGGCCCTCGGTCTCGCGGCGCCAGTTCTCGACCGTCTCGGCGATGCGCCGCCCGGCCAACTCGTGGTAGCCCGGCGGGACTTCATTCTCGATGACTTCCGCCAGACGCCTCTGGAGCGTTCCCACGGTGCCCGGTATGGGGTACTCGAAAGGCGGCGGCCCCATGCGCTCGATGCACTTGGTGCAGGTGACCTCAGCATCCTCCGGATACCAGGTGTGCGAGTGCTTCGGGTCCAACCAGATCAGGCAAGCAGTGGCGTGACCACCAGCGGTGATGCTCCGCGCACCATGTACCGGATCAGTCCCGACGTAGCGCACCCGAAAAGGGAACTTGACCGGCGGCAGGAGCATAGCGATCGTCCTCGTTTCGACTCTTCTCCACTTCCTTGTCGCCGAGTCTACCGGCCTAGGCCACATTGCGCGAGCCCCCCGGGACGCCGGAACCCTTGGTGTCGTTGGGGGCCAGGGGCTCCGGCGCCGCACCTCGTTCGGGTCGAGGTGTCGTCAAGTTGTAGCAGAACGCGACCTTCCGCAACCGTGGTTCCAGGAAACCCCTCCGATCCGCCCTTCGCTTAGATCCGGTTCTGGAGAAGCGCATAACGTAACCCTGGATCCGATACTCCAGTCGCATGCAATTTCACGAGTTGGCCTACAACTGGCCTACGGGTAGCGCATAATGTGCGTTAAGAGTTCATCCCCCATCTGAACGGGTGTTCGATATGCAGCGAGCCTGGTGCTTCGATCACGGGTTGCTTCACCACTTCGGCGAAGACGGCGAGTGGTGCACCGCAGCCTGGGTCCTCCTCTCCGGCGACACCGACGAGCAAGCCCTGAAGCAGAAGGAGCTGATCTGGGGATCGGCCCAGTTCTTCGACCAGCTCCCCCTCGATCGACAGGGCGGCCTGGTCGGCATGCTGATGAAGCGCCAGGGCCAGACCGTCAAGGAGGCCATCGAAGCCTCATGAACCTCCTCTCAACTCCCCCTAGGGCGGAGCTGATTCAGGGAGGCACGACCGCAGAAGACGCCTTCACCTGGCTCCGCGACACCCTAGGAACCGTCGCCCCTCGGGATCCGGTGACCAGGCGGCTCGGGACTCGGCGCCATCGCCTCGACCTGCTGACCGAGCTGTGCGAGCGGGAGACCTTCCTTCTTGTCACCTCCTGGCTTGGTTCGGAAGCTGTGCGCGCCGTCCAGTCGAAGCGGGACTACGCCGACGACATCAGAATGTGGGCCGGAGTTGCCTGGGAACTGGGCGGTCACGAGCGGTTTTTCCTGGGGTGCATTTCCCCGGAAATGATCGAGACATGGACCAAGGCGCAGAAGGCTCGGAACGCGAAGCCACGCACCATCAACCGACGCCTGTCCGCGCTGACGTCGTTCACGAGCTTCGCCGCCTGGAAGCTCAAGGACACCTCGATCGTTTCTCCGGTGAGCAAGTACGACCGTCCCTACGTCGACCCGAACGACGAGGCGACAGCTACGCCCATCCTGGAGAAGAACGAGTTCGAGGACGTGATGCGGGCGACCGAGACGGTCCAGCAGGCCGTCACCGTGGCTCTCATCTACACCCTGGCGGGACGCGTCAGCGAGTGCTGCAAAGCCCAGATCTCCGCCCTGATCACAGTCGATGGCAAGAAGAGACTGGACCTGCTCCGTAAGCGTTCCAAGGAGCGAGGCTGGCCCATCCCCGACACCCTCTGGGGTCTGCTCGAAGTGGCGATCGATGGTCGCACTGAAGGCGCCATCCTCCTGGACGACCAGGGTCAGCCGATGGACCGCCACGCGGTGGACCGGATGCTCACAAGGATCGGAAAAAGAGCGGGCGTACTGCTAGGCCGCGATCTCACTCCTCACGTCCTGCGGGCCAGCCGCCTGACCCACATGCATGACGAGGGTGCACCACTGGAGGAAATCCAGGAGTACGCCGATCATGCCTCGATCCTGACGACCCAGCGATACGTTCGGATGCGGCAGATCGGCGAACGCAGGGCCCGGCACGCTCAGTCGGCCGCCCAGGTCTACAGCGATCTCATCACGCGATTCACCGACAAAGCCACCGTTTGATACGGCACTTGAGGCCGTGGTAGCTTGCCTCCAGCAGTCGGCCGCGCAAGCGGATGTCTGCTTTCACGAGACCCCTGGGCCTTCCGGGGGTCTCGTCATTTCTGCCCCGTGAGCAGTTCTTCGTGCATCCCCCTCGGGCATGTGCAGCCGTCGGTCGGGGACCAGGACGGGCAGACGCTGGCGACTCCGGCGACGTGCTGACACGGCTCGTTCCAGAACGTCGTCTCGCAGCCGCACCGATCGTCGTTGTGCCAACGGGATACAGGTTGACGGCAGAGTTCGCAGACGAGGTACGGGTTGGCGAAGGAAACGTAGACGTGGGTCCGAGTGAAGGTCATAGGCTCAGGATCGCCCAGGCTGCGTATGCTTCGCGACATGATCTGCTCTTTCATTCCGCCTCACATCGCGAAGAAGGTCGCAGAGACCGACCACTCTTTCGCGTCCGGCATCCGGGTGGACACGAAGCTCCGCGCAGCGCGCGAAGAGACGGCGATGATTGCCGGTCCGATCACCGTCTACACCGCAGGCAACAGGACAGCCGTTCCGGGAAGACTCGTCACGGAGGACGACGAGTGCGCAAACCGGGTGAAGGGGTACGCCTACCTCATATCCCAGGTACTCGGCGTGAACGAGTTCCCTGACGGCGTCGTGCACTACGGGCAGGGGTACGCCAACGCGTTCTTCAACGGCAACTACCTGGTCTTCGGGGAGGGGGACGGGGAGGTGTTCGGCGACTTCACCAAGTCGCTGGACATCATGGCTCACGAGTTCGGCCACGCACTCGTCTCGCTGGGGCCGGGTCTGCTGTACCAGGGTGAGTCCGGCGCGATGAACGAACATCTCGCAGACGTCTTCGGCATCAGCGTCCAGCAGTGGGCCGCGCAGGACCAAGAGGACTGGCGTGTTGGCGAGGAAATCATGCTCGACGGCGTCTCGGCCGTGCGGGACATGCTCTACCCGGGCCAGGCGTACGACTCTCCGATCCTCGGCCGGGATCCGCAGCCGGGCCACATGGACCAGTTCCAAAAGATCAGGGGAGACAACGGCGGCGTCCACATCAACTCCGGCATCCCCAACCGGGCCTTTGCCCTGCTGTGCGAGAAGACCGGAGAGCCGAGCTGGGGAAGGCCGCTCGCCATGTGGCGCCGGGCCATGCAGGATCTCGGTCCGCGCTCGGGGTTCCGGGATCTGGCGGCGGCCACGTGGCGGCACTCGGGCGGTCTGAACCCTGTCGTGCGCGAGGCGTGGGCCGAGGTCGGCATCTCCGTCTGAGGAAGTTGTTCGGCCGGAACAACGGAAACTGCACCGCACAAAATCAGGTCCACAGTTTCTGCCGTTTTCGGCGATCTTGGTGGTGAGATGGAGCCATGGAGAACACACGCGAAGTGACACTCAGGCTGAACCTGGACAACGACATGGTCCGTGCTTGGTTCGAGCGCCTGATGGAAGGCACGCGGCACCCGATGTACCAGAACGGCATCCAGCTCGTTCACACCCGGGAGGCGGAGAAGGGGCATTGAACGGCGGGATGGAGGAGTCGGCCACGCCAACTCCTCCTCGCGACGGTCAGACGATGTGGACCCGCTCGATGTCGGTTCCGTCGGCCTGGCCGAGGTACAGAACCTTCCCGTTCAGGAACTCGCGCTGCATGAACGCGTAGATCTGGACGGCCCGGTTCGTCACGTCGTTCTGATTGAGGCCCGTGGCCCCCATCAGCTCGTCGAGATCCTGGGCGGCCTTCGGGATGAAGGTGATGCTGGTGCGGCGGTTCTCGTTGGTCATAACCCCTCCTTGGCCTTCTTCTCCTTACGCATCAATCATACATCAAATTGACGCTTATTTAGTGATACCTCGGAGGATGCCGTGGCGCACGATTCGCTCGCCCAGGTGATGGTGGACTACGCCTCACAGGGCATGACCCTGGCGCAGATCGCAGCCAAGGTGGGCATGGACGTCGAGGCCGTGCACGAGCGCATGACCTCGTACCTGGAGAACCAGGCGACCTCGATGTCCGTCGTGCAGATGCGCATGCTCCAGCTCAACCGACTGGAGCGCGTCATCCAGGCACTGTGGGATCAGGTCATGGCTGGCGACCTGATGACTCAGGGCCGGAACGTCAAGAACATGATCGAGACCATTCGGGAGATCACCGAGCTGATGGACCTGAAGAAGGACCGTCTGCGAGACGAGCAGGTGCGACTAACGCAGGCCCAGACGCAACTCGTGACCGCCTCGATCGACGCCATCCGGGTGGGCATGCTGGAGCGAGTCCTGGAGGTACTGCCCGAGGAGGCCCGGGAGGCAGTGGAGGTCACCTGGAACACTTCCTTCCCTGCCATGGCCGCCGACGCCATCGCGCGCAACAAGGCAGCCGTGGTGAAGATGGGCGCGGGCGCGGGCCCCGTGGAGCTGGAGCCCATCATGGAGGAGACCGACTGACCTCTCACGGAAGAAGCGGCAGGCCGCAGAAGGTACAGAGCCATCTGCTTCCGGCCCGGCGCTCCACCTCCCGTATCCACTCGTCGCTGACTCGACGGGCGAGCCAGGTAGGACATTCGCACATCGCGCTCGGCTTCGCCCCGTCGGGCGACTCAGTGCTCATCGCGTCGCACCCGCCTTCGCGGCAGTGGATCACCCGACTCGAAACGCTTCTTGAGGGCCAGTCCGAAGTTCTGCCACGGCTCCCAGCAACGGCAGAACTGATGGTGCCCTTGGCGGTAGTGCCGGGATCGCAGCCGCATGGCCTTGCGGTATCGCCTGTTCATTAACGGTCCATCCTGGGCGGTTCTTTTGGTTCGCCAGTCTCTCCCATTTGGGTGACGTCCGGTACGCTCTTTGCGTGACGACGATCGGCGACATCATCTACGAAGAGCTGCCCGCTTTCATGAGACGTACGGGCAAGGAAAAATTGCGCGTGCTGGAGGTCGGAGTTCTGCGGAACATCGACGCCGAGCACCTGGAAGGTGACGGTCATTCCACGATGGCCTTCACCCGCCTTCTCCATCAGCACCCGGGCAGTGAGTACGTCGGGATCGACCTCGACCCAAGCCACGCGCAGGCGGCCGTCGACTCCGAAGGGCTGGGCGGTTTCTGCACCTTCCATGCGGGCGACTCTGTGGAAACGATGTGGAGCCTCGCACTCGCCGGGGAGAAGTTCGACGTCATCTATCTGGACGCCGACAACTCCGGTTCGGCGACCATGCGGGAATACCTGCTGGCCGTCGACCTGGTGGCGCACCCGGGCCTGATCATGGGCGACGACATGAACACCGACCACCCCGAGGTGCGCAAGGGGCGAGTCCTCATTCCGTACCTGCGGGAAGAGGGTGCCACCTTCAAGCTGCGCCAGCGTCACACGCCGTGGGACACCCGGGACATCCTCGTCCAGGAGATCGTGTGACCACATGGACGTTGACCCGGTGGCGCTGCATCTGCGGCAAACGGCACGCCCCGTGGTGGCGTTCGACCCAGGCCCCCTCCTGTACCGCCAAGAGGAAGTGAGCACCTCGATGAAGCCGACCGTTGGCCGGATCGTCCACTACGTCTCGCACGGAACGCCGATACGCGAAGACGGATCGCAGGCGTACAACAAGGAGTGCCGGGCGGCGATCGTCACCGTCGTCCACGGCCCCGCCATCAACCCCGCCACCCTCGAAGACTCGGACATGTGGGACGTGGGCCTGTGCGTCCTGAACCCGACGGGGACGTTCTTCCACGAGCACTGCGTACAGATGGAGCACGCCCGGGATGGCGGCACCTGGCACTGGCCGGAGCGTGAAACGGAGTCGACCCCGCCCGGGAAGGGCGGGGCCTGACCTCAGCTCCAGCTCACCGTGTCACCGAACCCGAATCTCTCGGGCTCCTTCGCCAGCCGCAGGAGTTGCGCTTCCGCCCGTTCCCGCTCCGGGAAGATGGTGGCGCCGCTCTCGTCGTACCAGCCGCTCGGTGCCATCCAGGAGAAGGATCCATCGCTGCGCCGGAAGCTCCATCCGGCGAACCGGCCGAAGCTCCGGGTGACCGGCTGGAAGTCGGCGGCACCTTCCGGGCCGCAGGCTGCGGGGTTCTCGACGCAGGCCATGTCAGTTGAACATGGACGGGATCTGGGTGTACTTGGCCGGTATCCAGCCCTGGTACAGGGGGCCCCAGCCACCCTTGCCCGTCGTGATCTGCTTGACCTCGATGAGCTGGCCGTCGCCGTTCTTGCCCGGCTTCTTGCCGCCCAGCCACTCGAACTGGTCCTCGGCGCCGAGACCGGAGCCGGTGCGGTTGCCGTTCTCGTCGCGGAAGGTCACGGCCACGGTGGTGGCGGAGATGGTTCCGGTGCCCTGGCGGATCGTCTCGTCCGGCGCGGTCTTGACGACAGCGCAGCCCCAGACGGTCATCTCCTGTCCGGAAGGACAGTCACTGGCGGCCACCCCCACACCGAGAGTCGCGCTTCCGGCGAGAACGGCGGTGGCGGCGGCCTTGGCGGCAGCAGTCTCGAAAATCATCCCTTGGGTTCTCCTTTCCGATGGGGCGTGCGCCCCTTTTAAGAGAACCACATGACCTAGGCCATTCGCAACCCTCGTCGAAAGGTGAAGCCGTGGACATCGTCCCCGTCTCGACTGTGACCCTGGACCGCGCCTGCCTGCGGCGTGAAGAGCTGGCCCGGCTGGTCGATCCGAGCACCCCGGAAGAGGCCATAGCCCCGTGCGGCCAGTGCGAGCCCTGCCGTCGAGTGGCCATGCTTCACCTGGCTTCCTACGCACTGAAAGAGGAGGACCCCAAGGGGGCCCTCCTCGATCTGCTCAGCAAGCTGGGTCTGCGTTAGGCGTGCGACTCCTCCAGCAGCAGGTGACCCAGGATCTCTTCGGCTTGCAGCCGGTCCATCCCATTCAGGGCCTGCGATGCGAGAAGGATCCTTTCGCAGGTCTCCACACTCGTCCAGCGTGTACGCGCGAGGGCGGAGAGGCCGTCCACGGCTTCCAGGATCTCCTCGAACGTGGCGTCGCGTCGGCGAAGGACCGCCATCACGCGACGCGTGTACGCCTGCGCATGCCCGTGACGGACCGAGCCGTCATCCTGGGCCCCTCGCGGGCAGGCGTCGGCGTGGGTGACGTCCCAGCCGGAACGCCCCCTGCGCAGGGTTCCTTCACCGGCCGGAACAGTTCCCTGGCAGATGCTGCACGGTTCCGGGTACATGTTCCTCATGTTTTCAAGAGTGGCACAGAGTGCGCGGAAATGAAAGTTGGATAGTAGCCACGAAGTTCACGACCCCTAGCACTCCTGACGCCAGACCCACATCGGGGGCACAGGTTCCCCATTAAATGCTTGCAACACGCCATCTATCTTCTTACCCCGCGAAGGTAAGAGATCACTTCAGACTCTGCCGGATTGGCTCAAACGGGGTACATGTTGCGACTCATCTGACGTACTTGACACGGGCGTTGGCACACCAGTCCAGGCGGGGTCAGCCGAACCCCCATGAGGAAAGGCCCGGCGGCATATGCGCGCGCGGGCCTTCTCTGACGATTCCTCAGCCCCTGGAAGTGGAGACCGGTCCGCCCTGTGCCGACCGGGATGGGGCTCCATCAGGTTACCGAAAACCCACCGCCATAAGGAATGCTGTACCTGTCGTACGAGAAAGGGGCGGCATGTCCTCACAGGAAGAGCGGATCGCCACGGATGCCGAAGCCTACTTCAGGAATCAGGCACGACAGGCGGGCTGGGTAAACGATCCTGCGGGCTGGGCCAAGGACGTTCTGGGGGTTCACCTTTGGAGTAAGCAGCGCGAGATCTGCGACTCGCTCATCCACAACAAGCGGACCGTGGTGGCCTCGTGTCACGGCACCGGGAAGGCGCTTGGCCTCGACGAACTCGTGCACACCCCCGACGGACCTGTGCCCATGGGCGAGATACGCGAGGGCATGACGGTGCTCGGTGCCGACGGCAAGCCGGTGACGGTGGTGGCCACGACCGGAAAGCACACGGCCGAGTCGTACCGAGTGCGCCTGGAACGTGGTGGGATGGTCGAGGAAATCGTCGCATCTGGCGACCACGTCTGGCCGGTTCTTCCTCTTCAGGTTTTGGCGGAGATCCAGATCAAGTCCGACCGCGCAGGTGTGCCGGTGGAGACGGGTCTGTGGCATCACCGTGCGCAGAATCTGACGACGAAGGAGCTGGCCCGCCTGCAAGGGGTGGCTGTCATACCGGGGCAGGTTCCGCAGATCCTCCCTCGCGGAGTGGACTGGGATCCCGGAACCTCGGTGGACCCTTCGCTGCGAGAGCGGACCGCCCTCGATCCGTTCGGCCGGACTGCCCTGCTGTGGAAGACGCGCAGTGACGAGCCGGAGGAGATCGCATCTATCCGGGATCGCATGCGCTCGATCGGCGTGCACACGATCTACCACCGCGAGCGGAAGTACGGAACGACGTTTCGGCATCTGGCTCTCATGGGGACTCACGCGCCTGATCTGCTTCCGGATCCCAACGTCCGGGCCATCGCGCTGTCGCACCTGCTGAGCAGGCAGGGGAGCTGGGGCGACGACGGCTGGAGAATCGTTTCGGTGAAGCCTATCGGGCCCCGGGAGGTGCAGTGCATCCAGGTCGATTCCCCTGATCACCTCTACCTCTGCGGCAAGAGCGGGATCCCGACTCACAACTCGATGATCGCCTCCGTTCTCGCCTGCTGGTGGGTGTCCACCAAGCCGCCCGGTCACGCCATCGTGGTGAGCACCGCACCGACATATGCCCAGGTCAACAAGATTCTCTGGGAGGAGATCCGCAAGCATCACTCCAACTCGCAGCGCGGCCAGTACCCCATGCCGGGCCGGGTGACGCAGGCGGACGAATGGAAGCTGGCCGACGGTCAGATCGTCGGCTTCGGGCGGAAGCCAGCGAAGGGTGACCGGCACTCCTTCCATGGCATCCACAGGCGATACGTTCTGGTGCTGCTGGATGAGGCGTGCGGCATCCCCGAGGAGATCTGGACCGGTGTCGAGGCCATCACCACGAACGTCGGCTGCCGGATCCTGGCCATCGGAAACCCGGACGACCGCAACACCGAGTTCGGCAAGAATTTCCTGGAGCCACGCACCGCACACCTGTGGAACCGGATCTCGATCCCGGCGTCGACCACGCCGAACTTCACGGGTGAGCCGGTGCCCAAGCTCCTGAACGAAGTGCTCATCTCCCGGGACTGGGCTGAGGAGCGCCTGGCCGACTGGGGAGAGAAGGACCCTCGCTACATCTCGAAGATCGACGCCCGATTCCCCGAGCAGAGCCAGTCATCGCTGTTCGCCCCCTCACTCATCGCCGACGCAGTCGACGAACCCCCCACCCCCGCGAAGTACTCGATCCTGCGTCTCGGTGTGGACGTCGCACGCTTCGGATCCGACAAGACAGTGGTCGCCTCCTACTCGGGCGTGACGGCACAGATCGAGGAGTCGTGGTCGGGAACCGACACGGTGTCCTCGGCGTACAAGGTGCTCGACATCGCCGAACGGCTCAAGGAGGAGCGCAAGGCGCCCTGGGTGGAAATCCGGGTGGACGGCGTCGGTCTGGGTGCGGGTGTCATCGACACACTGAACGCGCGCGCAGCCCTGCTGCCGCAGCCCTGGTTCACGGTGTACGAGATGCATGGCTCGGCAGCCCCTCCGGCGGACGTCGGCGGCTCGGTGTACGGCTACTACAACGCGCGCGCCTACTGGTTCGACCAGCTCCGGCAGAAGATGCGGAACTCCTCGGTGAAGCTCATCGACCCGGATGAGTTGATCTCCGACGACCTGAAGATGGTCTTCTACTCCGTCCGCAACGGCCGCCTGCTCATCGCCTCGAAGGAGGAGATGCGCAAGGAGTACGGTCGCTCGCCCGACCTCGCCGATGCCGTCGCCTACGCCACGGCCCCTGTGGCGGACGGCCTCCAGCAGGGCGACATCGTCGCCGAGACGGCCGAGGAGGTGGCGGGCATGTACGGCGAGGATGCGTGGCTGATGGATCCGGAGACGGTGATCGCACCGTACTGAACCCTGGATTTCCCGCATGCACCTTCAAGGCAACTTCACTTTCACGCACCCGCCCCGCGCGGAACTCAAGGAGGACACCGTGCCTGAGACTCAGACCTGCCCTCGGCGCATGAACGAGATGGGGCCCTGGGAGCACGAAGAGGGTCAGGACTTCTGGCGCGAGGACGACCGGGACCCGGAGGAGATCGACCGCCCAGACCCGGGTCCGTGCTGTTCGTTCTGCGGGTCACTCCATCCCGAGAGGTTCCTGGAGCTGATCGCCGAAGGCTGGACGGTGGAGCCCACCGACAAGACGTACAAGGCGTATCTGTCTTTGACGCTGGACCGGCCCAGGGGCGACGTCGATCCCGACGCTCCTCTGTCGGTGGCCTTCTTCGGCGGTCGCACCAAGTTCTACTACCAGCACTTCACCGAGGAGCAGATGCAGCGATTCGTCGACCTCTACAACGACAACACGATGCGCCTGGGGCGTCCCGGCTACTTCTACCGGATGCCGTTCTTCATGGCCACCGGCAGGGCCGACAGCGAGACGTGACCAGGGGGGCGCCGTGTACGACAGGTCTGAAGCGGCTCTGCGCCGGATCGTCGCCAGGGCCCGAGAAGGCGGCCCCGCAGGGCGTGCATACGTGGAGCTGGCGATGACACTGATGCGGTCGGCCCCCGCGTCTCCGTTGCGGGACCGGGCTCTCATGCGCCTCGCGGATTCGTGTGACGACGCGATGCCGTTGCTGGAAAAGACGGGACAACTTCCTGAGCGAACCCAGCCTGACGCCTCTTCCCGTCGCCAAATAGGCCGTTAAAGTGATCGCATGCAGATCCAGAAGCCCGTTGAGGAGATGTCGCTCACGGAAATCCAGACCTTCGTGGCGAATCTCGAAGCTCGCAATGAAGAACTTACGGGACTTGTGAGTGAAGAAATGCGTGAGGCCGGGGAGTTCGGCCGAGCGCAGCTCGCCTTGGAGGACATCGGCTGGCGTCCGCTGATGGGCCTGGCGGACAACGCCAACTCCTTCACGCTGGATGCTCTGCATCACGCGAGCGACCTGTGCCGGGCCGTTGCCACGGTCAATCCTCTGGTCGGTCGCGGCCTCCGGGTGCGCACTGGATACATCTGGGGGTCCGGTGTATCGGTGGTTCCGAAGGAGTTCATCCAGGGGCCCGGCCGACCGAGGACGGTGAACCTGGAACCTGAACTCCCCGAAGGTATCGATGAGGTTCTGACCGGAACGCTCGCGCAGCTCGAACTCGAAAGAAGTTCGGGCACCGACGGGAACCTCTTCTTCCTCGTCGACCGCCGGACGAAGGAGGTCCAGCGCATACCCTTCGAGGAGATAACCGAAGGGGTGTCGCAACGAGGCAACCGAGAGCGGCTGATGTACATCCGCCGCACCTGGAACGACTGGGACCTGGAACTCGACTTCGGCAACGACATCGAGCTGAACCCCATCACTTCCCCGAAGGCCGCTGCTCGGGGCCGTAGTTGGATGCGCGCCGACCGTGAGGGTGATTCTGCCGGGGCGGCGAAGTTCTCCTTCCGGGACTGCTGGTATCCGACTCCGGCCGGTTTGCGTGCCATGGGTCGCAGTCGGGGGGCGGCCAACATCGCGGGCGATCCGGTCGACAACTCGAAAGTCCTCGTGCACGTTCCTTTCAACCGACTGACCGGCTGGCGCTGGGGAATCCCCGACGTACTGCCCGCCGTGTGGTGGACCAAGGCGTACAAGGAGTTTCTGGAGAACTCTGCGACCCTCACCAAGGCGTACGCGCGGTTCGCCTGGAAGGTCACCTCCGACAAGTCGAGGTCGGTACGCCGTACGGCCGCAGCCATCTCGCAGGCCCCTCGCATGGACCCGGCCACCGGAGCCCCGCTCAACGTCGGCGCCTCGGCCGTCCTGGGCGCCGGACAGGATCTGTCGGCCGTCGGCGGCAACAGCAAGGTGGACTTCGACTCCGGCCGCCCGCTCGCGGCGATGATCGCGTCCGCTCTGGACGTCCCCCTTCCTGCTCTTCTGGAAGACCCGTCCATCGCGAACAATGCGGCGGCCACCTCGCTCGACACGTCCACCATTCTGGTGATGCAGGCCCGCCAGAAAGTCATGGACGACATGTTCCGCCAGATCTTCAAGGTGCTTGGCCTGAAGGTGCGTTTGCGTTGGCCGGAGATTTCCGAGGAGCCGGTTCACCGTCGCATGCAGGCTCTCGACATGGCAATCCGTCTGGGACTGGTGTCGGCCGACGAAGCGCGCGCTATGGTGCTCGATGCGTGGCACGACAAGTGGGAAGACTTCGATCGACGCGCCCCGATGCTCGACAAACTTCCCCATGTGGCCGGAGGAACAGCCCAGGGAACTGCGGAACCCGCTTCGTCGACAACTCCTCAGAAAACTCCGTCCAATTCCGGGGAAACTGGCACCGGAGGCACGGGCGGTCCGGGCGCACCTGCACCTCTGAAGGCGGGAAACTCCCGCTCAACTGCCGCCCCGAAGCAGCCGGATCCGATGTCCTACGCAGACCACGAACTGCGTGATGAGTGAAATTCTTCCCATCCCGTTGGGACTTTTGGCCACTAGTGCTATTAGTGTGTGCCTCGTCGTTGATCAGCGAGGGGGCGTATGAACCAGGAAACGCTGCGGGAATCCGCAACTCTTTCCTCGGTGGATGCTCAGACCGCCGGTAAGGGGATCTGGCGTTCCCTCCTCATCGCCGCCGACGTTCAGGGCAGCAGCGGCTACTACCCCGCTGAGGTTCTGGAGCGCGATGGTTCCAAGGCTTTCCCCGCTGGAACGCATGTCTACTTCGACCACCCGACAGGGGCGGAAGAGGAGGAGCGCCCGGAGCGCAGCGTCCGGGACATCGCGGGATACCTGCTCGACGATGCGGCTTTCGAGGAGGGTCCGGAAGGAAGAGGTCTCTTCTCCCGGATCCAGTTCACCGAGAGTGCCAAGTCTCTTGTCCAGGATCTCAAGACGGTCATCGGTCTCTCGATTCGAGCCGCTGGCCAGATCGAGGAAACACCCTCGGGGCGAATAGTTCGCCAGATCTCCGAGGGCCTTTCCGTTGACCTCGTCACCCGCGCTGGAGCGGGAGGAAGGCTCGTCACCATGACTGAGTCGGCCGCGCCGGAGTCCCCTCCGGCCGAGCAGACCGTGGCCCCCGTCGCTCAGGCGACCCAGGCCGCGATCCCGTCCACCATCGGAAGCGGCGCCCTCGTCAGTGAGGTCGGCGCCCTCAAGGAGTCCGTCTCCGACCGTCTCGACCAGCTCTCGGTCGACGTGACGCGCATGGCCGCCCAGCTCAAGGAGGCCCAGCGTGAGTCGGAGAAGCAGGCGCGTGAGAACGCCAAGCTCGCCGAGGCCATCTCCTTCCTGAAGGAGCGCGCCGAGACGTCCGAGGCCAAGATGTCCGAGGCCAAGAACGTCGGCCAGGTCATCGCCGAACTCCTCGAAGCCAAGCTGCCGATCCCCTCGATGATTCGCCTGGCGCAGACCTACCGCCCGGACCAGGATCTGCACGAGTCGATCAACCACGAGCGCGAGTACCTGAAGAAGGTCATGCGCGAGTCGGAGCGCGGCGCCCTCGCGGCCGACCGCGAGTCCTCGTCGAACCTCGGCCTGACCGAGTCGGCTTCCTCGTTCTCCTCGTCGTCGTCCGACAGCGACCTCGCCGAGATCCGCGACCTGCTGAAGGGAGGCGCGTACTAATGGCCACCAACGAGGTCTTCAAGTACGGGCAGTGGATTTCCCTTCCGCTCCCCCTGCGCGGCAACGACCCGACGAAGAACGACGACCCGACCCTGAACGGCGACCCCGTCAAGATCGGTTCCATCGTCGGCTTCGCGCAGGAGGTCGGCGGCAAGCCGGTCACCTACTCGACCGGCATGACCACGGTCACCACGTCGCGCAACACGGCGAACTCGCTCCAGCCGGGCTGGGCCTCCGTCGCACTCGTCGGCGCCTTCGCCTACCCGGTGACCGGGTGGGACCCGGAGACCATGGGCTCCGGCACCCCGGTCTACATCGTGGCGGCGTCCGGTTCGACCCGGGCCACGCTGACCACCGCCGCCAACGCCGACCCGTTCGGCGTGATCGTCGGTCAGATGACCGACGGCACCCCCATCGTCAACGTCGTTCAGCCCGTCCCGGGCGACGCCAACGCGGTCCCCGACAAGGCCGCCACCGGATCCTGAAAGGAGGCTCCTGAGACATGAACACCCTGAACCTCCTCGACGGAATCAAGGCCACCTCGAACCCTCAGTTCGAGCGGATCGCCGAGGCTCACAAGCAGCGTCGTGCCGCCATCCGTGAGGGTGCGGATGCGCGCCTGCTGAAGATCAACCGCGCCGTCGAGTTCCTGCGCCTCAAGCGCGAGGCGGAAGTCGGCTCGCCCGTCGCGATGGGCCGTCTGCGCGAGGCCGTCTCCAGTGGCGACTTCCCGCTGCTGTTCCAGTCGATCTCGCAGGCGTCGATGCTCGGCCAGTACGCCGAGCTGCCGCAGCAGTGGCCGACGTTCTCCGTGCGCACCACGGTGCCGGACTTCCGGCCCGCGCGCATGGTCCGCTGGGACGCCGTCACCGGGAATTCGACCGACTACAACGGCGGCGCCGAGCGTCACGTCCGGGCCCTGCCCCGCATCCCGGAGCTGACGGAGTACCCGACGTTCAACCTCACCACCGAGGGTACGGACTACTTCGTCAACAAGTACGGTGCGCGCTTCCCCTTCTCGTGGGAGGCGTTCATGAACGACGAGCTGCGGGTTCTCTCGCAGCTCCCGACGGAGATGGCCCGGTGGGCTCGCGACACCGAGGACGTTCTGACCACGGGTGTCCTCGCGACGTCGACCGGCCCGAACCCGGACTTCTTCAACACCACCGAGAACTTCGGCCCCGGCGCCCCGGTGGGCAACTACGTGGACGGCAACCCGCCGCTCACGCTGGACGCCCTGGAGCACGCGATCAACCAGATCGGCATGCGCCAGGTCGCGGGTCGCCAGGTGCGTGTGCAGAACTTCGTTCTGCTCGTCCCGCCGTCTCTCGCGCTCACCGCGCAGGAGATCGCTCAGGGCACCACGTACCTGCGGGTGCGCCAGCTCCCCGACGGCACGGAGATGCGCCAGAACGTCTCCAGCCCGGTCGCGGGCCGCTTCACGGTCGTGGAGTCCCCGTGGCTGCCGCTCATCGACTCCTCGCCGAACGCCGCGACGACCTGGTACCTGGTTCCGGCCGGTGGCCAGACCGACCGTGGCCCGGCGATCGTGACCGCGTTCCTGCGCGGGCACGAGACCCCCGAGGTCCGGGTCATGGGCGACACGGGTCGCGCGCTCGGCGGCGGCGACATCAGCGCCTTCGAGGGCTCCTTCTCGCACGACGACATCCAGTACCGCGTTCGCTCGATCATCGGCGCCGCCGGTATCGACGCGTCGGCGGTCGCGGTGTCGCTGGGTACGGGCGTGGACAACGCGGTCCGGATGGCCTCGATCACCAGCGGTCCCTCGGTGACGGG